AAACTCTATTCTAGGAACTCTAACTTCTAATGGATTATATTTTCTTTCTCCATCTTCATCCATATTCCATTTATGTAATTTTTTATTAAAATTAAATGGTCCTTTTACAATCCCTGTACCAAGTAAAGCAGATTCTAAAAGAGCATTTCTTATTTCTGAAGAACCATTAGATTCATCTATTTGGTCATGGATAAGTTTTTCCATTCTTCTTGCAGCTCTTTGTGCAGGAGATAGTTCTAATTCTTGTGGATTATAACTTACACCATCTGATAAAATACCTACATCTTCTGCTTGGTCTTCAAGACTATCTTCAAATAATCCATTATAAAAAGTAGCTCCGGGTTTTAAAACTTTACCATCACCTTCATAACCAACATTATAAGGATTATCTATTCTATTACCTATGTCATCAGGTATTTCACCTTGAGTTGTTTCAATGCTGGGAGTAGGATTAGATGTATCTAAATGTGCGTAGTCTGTTTCACCTTCTGGTATTTTTGTTTCTGCTATTCCTATAGGAAATTTACCAGTTCCAAATATAACATCTACTAATTGACCAAAAGCTGCTAATACTTTTGTTTTAGTTATTTTAACAAATACTCTAGATTTTTCAGATTCTCTAAATTTAACATTTTTAGCATATAAACCTCTATAGTTTTCATATGCTTTTATCCATCTTTTTTCTGCAAAATCTCTAGCGTTTTCTGCTTGAGCATATCTACCTTTTATGATACCTATAAGATTACGCTGTTGTTCTTCTTCTAAATTTAATGTTTTTCCAGCTTCACCTTCTACATCTTCATAAAGATTATCAGCATTTAAAAATGTATTTTCTTCCATATTAATAACCAAATGTAGTATCTAAAGGTTTATACATTTCTCTTTTTAATCCTCTAATTCTTTCTAGTGGACTATCCATTCTTGGTCTGCTCATAATCATATAACGCAAAGCATCATATGCATGGTCAGAAGCATGAGTATCTACATCTTCTGGATTAGTTTTAGATAATGGTATAGACTGTAATTCTCTTATTAAGTTCGGACATGTATTAAATATCTGTAACTTAGGTCTTCCATTTTCTCTAATCTTTAAATACTCATGTAATTGTATTTTACCTTGTATTCTATTCTTGTCAGCTCTTCTTAATTTATGTCCAGCTCTAACAAGAGATTCTCCGACAGTAGGACCAGTTGTTCCTGTATTTGCCCATGCTGCAGTATCTAAAACACCACTAACAGAAAAAGGGTCTTCTGTCTCCATATCTGTTATTATACTAGCTAATTCAACTCCTGTCAAGCCTTTTTGATATAATTCTCTATAAATTATTAAAGTATTGTCATTTATATCTAATATTCCCCATAAACAACAACTTTCTGATGCATATCCATAGTCAATACCTTTTACTCTTTCCCAATGAACTGGTAGTGCAAAAGGGGTAATAACATGTATATTTGGGTCAAATTCTGTAAATGCTGCACCTTCTGCTACATCCCAATTACCTTCTAATAGTTGTTGTCTTTGTGTTGGTGGTAAAGATTTAAGCATTTGTTCATATACACCATCTTCAGAAAGATATGGATTATCTGCTAACTTAGCTGGGATAAATTTTCTAGTTAAACCATCTTTACCTAAAAAACTTTTATTATGTTCGTTAGATTCTATGTATCTTTTTTTTACCCAATGAGAACCAACACCACCGGGGTTAGCAGTACAGCGTAAATAAGTTTTTATTTCTGGGTCTGTTGTTCTAAGTCTAGATGCTAAATAGTTCCAACTAAACTCTGTAGGTAAATGTGTTATTTCATCAAAACCTATCCAGCTATATGCTTGTCCTTGATATCTATATACATCTGCATCTCTTTCTAAGAAGCCAAATTCTATTTTAGCTCCACTAGGAAAGTTCCATAGTTTCTCTACTTCTCTAAACTTAGCACCGGGAAATGCTTGTGGGTATAACTCACGAGACTTATCAATCATTTCTCGTAGTTCTGGCATAGACCTTCTTAATATTAATGCTCTGTGTGCTTTTTTGTGAGCATAGCGTAGTGGGTCAACCAACATTGCATATGATTTACCACCACCTGCAGCTCCTCCATAAAGAACATCTTTTTCATCAGCAGCTAAAAAGTCTGTCTGTGGTCCTTCATTAGCATGAAAAATTACATTACTTTCTTGTAATACTTCTTTAATAGAAGGAGATACTTGCTCTAATTGTTCTTCAGTTACTATTTTAGATGTAGTTTTTTCTGTAGCCTTTTTAATTACTTCTTCTTCATTTTTAATTTTAGATTCTTTATAGGCTATTTTCTTTTTAGCTTTTGCTAATTCTTTTTTTTGTTTGTTTAGTTTTTGTTTTCTTCTTTGTTCTGGAGAGTACTTATATTTTACTTTTGGCTGTGGAGTTTTTTGTACGATTTGAGATAATCCTACATGACTTATTTTTCTTCCTGTTTCTTCTGTTATAAGCTCTGCTGCTTTTCTTAAAGAATATTCTTGATTAAGTACAGACTGTATATACTTATTTAGTATTTTTAATTCAGATTCTATAGGTTTTAGATAACCTTTAATACTACTTAGCTTGTAACCAAAAGGAATAGTTACACTTTTTTTCTTTATATATCCTTCTGGTATGTTAGACACTATCTAACCTTTCTATACTTTCTTGTTTTTCTTGCTGTCTTTTTTGGTTGCTTACTATGTTGCTTTCCTTTTCTAGTATCTTCTCGTTTTTTTCTTGTTGATGCAGCATATTCAGCCGATGATAATGCCTTAATCGCCTTCTCCGGGAGATACCTCTCACCCGTTTCCGAAGATTTCTTCCCACTCTTCGTTCTC